GAAATTCAATACCAAACCTGTCCCGACGAAACGCGCGGCGTTAGACCTGTTGGCCTCTGCGCACTGGATGCGTCGCCAGTACGGGAAAATCCTTAATTCACTTATCGAATTCCATGAGGGCGACATTGAAACCGTGGTCGGTTCCCTTGTCCGTGATGGAACTAAATTCACCTTCCCCGATACCTACGGCAAGTTGGTGACTCACATATTGGAGACTTAACAAATGGCTAAATCCGTTTTTGTACTTGGCATGGATATCACTTGGAACTCAGCTCGTGGTGACAGTGCTCAACTGAACGTATCGCGTCCTCTACGTGAAATCAACTCGGAGAAATTCAAACGCCGCACTATCGGTGAATCGGGTGATGTGAATCCCCAATGGGATCAACCGTTGATGATTGATCATGAATATGCCCTGCTTCTTGAGCGCACTGGTGCTCTCGTTCCTCGCCGTGAATACCAATTGCGCTTGGAGATTAACCCAGAAGACCCATTGTCGGGCGCTATCGTGACTGAGCTTATTCCAGTCGACCAAGAAATTAAGAAGCACTTCGAGGCTTCAATGAAACCCGTTCAAGGCTAAAAAATGTCTGTATGCGTCACCGTCGTTAACCAGTATGGCAATTTGAAAGCAACGAAAACGCCTGTTGCGGATTGCCAAGAATACGTGCTGATTTCGGCGGTGGACTACCAAGAATATAAGGAACCAGTCCTCTTTAACGGTGACTTGTTCCTGTATGTCAGTGGCGTGCTCTTGATCAACATGGTCGTTGGTCACTGGGTGGGTCGTGTTGTTCGCCTTATGAGTAAAAGGTAAATCTTATGAAAAAACTAGAACTTGTTGTAAATAACGTAAAACACGCAGTCGTAAACAAAAAGACCGCAGCTGGCGCTGCTCTTATGGCCGCGTCTGTCTCTCCGGCGTTCGCTGAAGTCGATATCACGGGCGCAATCAACTCTGCGGTATCCGGTGGTCAAGCTAACGTATCACTGGTTGTGGCGGGTCTAATTGGTATGGCTGCACTGGGCTTTGGTGTGACCATGGTTGTGGGCTTCTTACGTCGCTAACGGTTCACCTCTATGCCTCCTTTATCGGGTAATTTACTTGGAGATGTTCTCGCTATCGTTCTAGGTGTTGCCTTTGCGGGGGCATTCCTCCACGGCTTTGTGAGTGGCATCAATACTCACTAATCAACGGATAAGGGAGCTTCGGCTCCCTTTTTTAATGGTGCAAATGTGAATAAGTCACTCGTTTTACTTTTGTTTTCGTGCTTGTTCCTGTCATGGCATGCAAGCGCAGCTCAACCTACTTACTCTGTGAGGGATGTTATCGCTTATCCCGACTGCAAACTGTCTAGGGGGATGAGAGTTAACCCTTATTCTTATGTCTCTTGTTATGAAAATAAGTTTGTTCGATACAAGGACTTCTCCACTACGTCATGTTACATGGATAGCGATGAGTTCGGCTTACGTATAATGTGTAATACCGACAGTTCTTCTTTCCCAAAAATTCAAACTGTATGGTTCCGTCATGATACGGCTAAGTGTCCAGCTGACTATGAATTGATAAATGATGGTGACGGTGTCACCTGTGAACCCATCGTTCCTCCGTGTGAGTATGGGGAGAATCCTGACGGCTCATGTATGGATGCTTGCCAGTTCAAACAGTCTATTGGCGATACCGTGAAATTGTACTGGCACCCTGCCATTTACGGCGAATTGGTGACGGGCGCTTGTTACGGTGATTACGGTGCCACTCGATGTGAAGTCACTAAGAACGAATCCACCATTATTTGTACTGGCGTTCCTGATGGACAGTACACGCCCGACTCTCAATGTTCTCTCAAGTTCGCGTTCACTGGTCGTCAGTGTGAAGGTGGCACTTTGTTTTGGGGCGATAAGGGACCGGATGAACCCATCATTCCACCCGATGAACCGGAAGACCCAACTCATGACCCTGACGACCCAACAGGCGAGATTGAAGACCCAAGTGTCCTACCCGATGATTCAACCAACACGATCAATCCCGGTGACGTCGATGATGAACCGGATGTAGAAGACCCTGATACGGATGAATCGACAGACACGGCAGTCCTTTCTGCTATTAAAGGGCTTAACGTGGATGTGAACAAAGGCATTCATGATCTTAACGTCGATATCAACCAGTCACACGCGGACATCACCAACGCGGTCATTGATGTGAAAGGCTCTTTGGTTGATAACACTCAAGCCATTCAAGAGCAGCAAATCAATGACAACAAGATTTATAAAAACACCAAGGCACTCATCCAACAGGCCAACGGCGACATCACTACGGCGGTGAACAACAATACCAACGCGACCATTGGTATTCGTAACGATTTAAAAGGGCTTGGTGATTCCGTGGGCGAACTCGATAGCAGCTTAAATGCGATTGAGGGTCTATTGACTGGCTCTGAGTTTGGTACACCTACGGGCACCGCTATCACTGGCGAAATCTTCACGGCAGAAGACTTTGCCATCCTGCAAACCACGATAGATGAAAAAGCCGAATACATCCAAGGCTATGTGGACGACATCAAAGGCTTAATCACTATCGGCACCAACTTCAATAACGGCACATTAAGCGACAAGTCTTTTAACATCAAAGGCGCAACCGTTGAATCAGGACTACAGCGTTTTGATGCGGTATCGGGGTATGTGCGCCCTGTCGTGCTGTTCATTTGTGCCTTAATCGCCCTTTGGGTTCTGTTTGGTAATCGGAGTAAATAACATGGAATACATCTACTCAGCATTAGAGTTTATTGCCAACATTGGGCAAACCTTTCTCGACTTCTTTGATGTGGCGATTGAATGGATAAAGAACGTGTTTGAATACGGCGCGATGTGGCTTATCTCAGTATGGTTCGATATCAAGATTGCCTCGATACAAATCGCACTCAAGATTGCGCAGCTGCTGCTCGAAGAATATGGCGTCTATACGCTTGTCGAAGACCGCTTTAATGCGCTTCCCTCTGATGTCCGTTATATCTTGACCGAATACGGCGTCACCTCTGGGCTACGTGTCATCTTTGATGCGTTCGCTACGTCTTTAGTTATGCGTTTCTTTAACTGGTGATTGAATGGCTACTTCATTTCGATACGGTCACGGTGGCTCTTACAAATCGGCTTGCGCCGTGTGGTTCGACTTACTGCCTGCACTGCGTGAAGGTCGAATTTGCATTACCAACATTCATGGCATGCAGCCACTTGAAGTGATTGAACAACGCCTTGGTGAGAAGTTTCCTGATACAGCTCGGCTCATTCGCATTAGCTCTCGCAATCCTGAAGGCTTCGAGCTTTGGAAATACTTTTTCTGTTGGGCGCCCATTGGGGCGTTCATCCTCATTGATGAGTGTCAGCAAATCTTCTCGGTCAATGCAGGTTTCAAAATGGCGAACATACACAAGCGCCCTTTTACTGATTTTGAGCCTCACTTACCGGAAGGATTCTCCGAGCTGTTTCACTCTCGTTGGCTAACGATTGATACATCCAGTTTGGACAATGGCGAGATAGATGATTGCCAACGCACACGTTTTGATGAGCAAGGACGCATCATCTATCCCGAGAACTTTAACAACGCCTTTATGGAGCACCGGCACTACAACTGGGACATTGTGTTGCTCACGCCTGACTTTGCTCAAATCCCGAAAGAGTTAAAAGGTGTCGCGGAGTTGGCCAAGCAACATAAGGGTAAAGATGGGATCTTCTTTTCCAACCGTAAACCGCGCATCTTGGAACATGACCCGACTCGAACGGTCACCAAACCAAGCAAAGACGATGTGGTTTATAACCTCAAGGTGCCGCTTGATGTCCACCTACTCTACGCCTCGACCGTCACGGGGCAAATCACCAAATCGGGACTTGGAAAGAACATCTTCCTTAACCCGAAATTCTTAGCAGCTATGGCACTGGTCGTGCTTTCATTTGGGTACTTAGTTTATGCGCTTATTGGTATGGTTTCTGATTCTGAGACGACAACTGCGGAAGGAACGCAGCTTCATCAAACTTCGCAGCAAGGTGGCGTTTCGACTTCGCAAGCTCAAGCTCGTCCTGGTCAAAGTGGTTCGCCTGGTTCTGTCATGGGTTCTAGTGGTTCTGGCTGTACGGGTTCTGGTTGCGGGAATGAGTCTTATCATGACGTAGGCACCGTTCCTGCTTGGTTCCCACTGGCGAACTCAGAGAGTATCTATGTTTCTGCCGTGGAACGTTGGCACAAAGCCACCTCGATACACGTCAACGTGCATTTTGAGGTTGTCACACCGCGTGGTGTGACTTACCTCGATGACGGATTCCTAAATAAGTTGGGCGTCAAGATGGAATATCTGGACGATTGCCTCGTCCAGCTGTCTCGCGGCGCATCCAATTTCTATGTCACGTGTTCGCCGTATGAGCAATATGCGCAACGGCAAGAGCAAGATATTGAACTCAAACCTGTTGGCGGTTTGTTTAGTGGAGACGAAACCTAATGAATGAATACGTAACGCATGGACAGCTCGTTGAAATAGTCGAGCTGTTTGATCATCTCTCGATAGTGAACGCTGTCATTGTGGTGCTCGTGTATGACCTTGCGAGATACCTCCTAGGCAAACTGGTCGACTACTTCAATTAAAGGCACGGTGCCAGCCCCGCAGGGATAAGGAGTTGCGGAGCGACGACGAGGCACCAAGCCGCCCACCTTAGCAAAACCTAGCCCCATCCCTTAATCGGCGCGGTTAGCAGCCCAAAGCCACTTGGATGCTGCCGCCCTCCTTCCTGCTAGACCAGCCTTGCAGAGACTATCCACACCAAAGACGCGTTAACCTACCGGAACGCTGCATACTCACAACGCCAAAGCTTTGCGAGTGTCGAGCAATGCTTATTCTTCTTTTCTGGGTTATCTCCGACGGACGCGCGGAGCAAGTGAGGACGGGCTAGGACGATTGCGCGACGTGCGGCGGGAGGTCAAACCCCCGAATCTGTATTACGGGGGTAAATT